GGAGCGGAAACCTGAGACACAATCTGACCTGTCTTTTCGTCCTTGTATTGAGTCAATTCCCAACCCATGAACTTAGCCTTGTATTCCTCAATGACTAGCTTTTCAGCGAGTCCTAAGATATCAGAACGGATTTCATATCCATTCTTATTGAACTTGATTTCGGGTAAACCCGGGATTTTATTTTCGCTCATAGTTAATGGTCCTTAAAGTGTGAGTAGTCCGTACAAACAAACTGCGGATAACGCTATCACAGAAATATGTGCGGCCCGCGAAACAGTTACTATATAATTATGATTAAACATTACTTTCCTTCTTTATTCTGTGTGTGAAACAAAGACTGTGCAGAATCTTGCATAGCCTTCATGGTATCGGTATAAAACGTTCTGTCAGAGACAGTCTTATACACCTCATTACCAGCTTTCATAGTAGCATCAATTGCTTGCTTTGTATAGTCGGTTTGGGCATCTACAAACTCATTGAGAGACTTTGCTAGACCTTCGTGCTTGACGAAAGTATCAACGAAAATCTTCTTTGAAGTTTGGATGGCGTCAACGGTATTATTAATTAAAGTAGCCAGCATATTAACTACTCCTTAGCTGCAACGACCGAGAAGGTCTCGGTTGTTGAAATATTCAGCCTTGCTAAGACCCTTGCTGTTATCCTTATCAGCATAGTTAAAAAGCTTAGGCTGAGTGCGGCATCCTGCGCCAGTCAATTCAGTAAGGGCAATTTCCCCGCTCTTGTCTGCATCAAGCTTAGCAAACAAATCGCTCTTCCAAGAAGCGAGTGCTGGGGTCGATAGTGTGAGAGCCGCTAAAAGGCTAATTGCAATATTCTTCATAATTTTTCTCCTGTGTGTGTTGTGTAACTTAGCAATGGCTAAGCATGTTATTTATGCTGCAACTGCGAACATAAAATAATACTATTTTACTGAATCAATGTAGCTTTGTAGATCACCGTATAAGGCCATCATCATTGCTATCTTGTTGTCATAAAATCTGATGTAGGGTTGTTTCTTAGTTTTGTCAACTTGTTTTACACCGATGTAGTAGGGGCATTTAATCTTTTTGTCAAGAACCAATGCATATTTGTGCCAGGCATTTATATCTCTAGTCTTTAAGCCCGGCGGCGAAAATTCAAACTCATAATGTGCTATCTTTGCATATTCAAATGCAACTTTGCCGGCGTCTGATAATCGTAGTCCAGACCCTGCTCTACCAGTAACAAACCATTCAAACACTACTTTATCGTATGGCTTGTCTTTCCATGGAAAGTCAGGATCATCTTTTAGCTGATCTACTAATAATTTTACTATTTCAGTTTTGGTCTTGGGATAGGTCATCGGGGTAGACCGTTCTACCGCTGTTCATAAACACTACAGTAAACTTGTCTGTCTTAAACTGTGCGTTAAGTTTGCGACAAAGGTTACGAGCGTGTCCAGGGTTACTGAAACTGGTCTTCTTGTATTTAGGAGCAACGTCATTTACTAGATAATGACTAGACTTTAGATTGATAGGTTGATCATCGTAGAACACGGCCCAAATACCTGCTGCCTCTACAATCTGATCACATTTGTAGGTCTTCTTGTCTACGTACTCAACCAGTACAGTTGGCTGTGTTCTGCTCATTTGAATGAACCGCCTTTAATTTCTAGTTCAATTGCTTGATCGGAACCTTCATTTTTGTTAGATGAAAGTTCGTGTAAATCAGCCAAAAGCCTAGCAATATCGTCTCTAAGCCCGCGGGCGTCCATAATGGGAAGAACCACATCCTTGTTCATTTTGGATTCTACCATGGACATTCGGTCCATAAACTTCTTAATGTGTAACATAATCTATATATTTATCACACTTTTAGCTTCATCTTCTGTTTTAAACGGTCCTTGATACGAATATCGTTGGATAAAGATATACTTAGGGCAAAATACTACTTGCTTGACACCATTCTGTTCCATGACAAAATAGCCGGCAGCATGAAGACACTTGCTCTTTTTAGTCTTAGTGAACAGATGCAATCCTCGCTGAATATCCAAGATACTGTTATATACTCTCTTTGTAGTAGGATATTCAGGGTATGGATGTGTGGGCTTTGAGATAGTGTTTGCAATGGATTCAAAGCGAATCTTAGTAGATTTCTTCAATTCATCTGTGTTGTTGAACTGAAGGAAGGTGCCGTTAATCTGCACCCCGTATCCCGCGTTGTTTGCTTCAATGTTACCGACCTTCTTATTGCCGTCAGTAACAATCCAAAACTGATTTTTAACGATTGGCTTTGCTACTAGTTCAGTCATGTTCTTCCTTTGTTAGCATTTTAAATAAATCTTTCTTATGTTTGGGTTGCCAGTACTTTGCATTTTGCCCGCATTCACCATGACGACGAGTAATTTCACAGTATGGAAGTTTAGCCTTTATCTTCTGTGGACCAGTAACCATATTCTCAACTACGGTCGCATTCTGTGGAAATTTGGAGCATTTATAGTTAACATCCTGTGCCCCCACAAGACCATTCAATGTGAAAATCCTATCCACCAGAAGCATAGTAGAATGTTTACAATCTTTGCACAACAACATTTCTTTAGACATGTAACAATACCCACATAATTTCGTCTTCGGTTAGCTGCCGAAGATTTCCGTCTTTACGATTTTTTACGTACTGATATGTTCCGTCTTCATTATGACGAATTACATTATTAGCACGATACAGGCAGCTTGCTGCGGGCAGGCGACTTAACTTCTTCCAGTATGTCTCACCAGTATCAAAGTCAATATATTCAGCATAGTGAGGGCGCATTGTCTCACGCCAAGGCTTAAAATCATCACTCTCAAAATCAAGAATGACGGACTTACCGGTCTTACTACCTGCGGTCATGACATGAATTTCCATACCAGGACGGAAACCACGTGACTTACTCTGTAATGCTTTGAACCACGGAATGCTATCAGCCATTGAGTACACCCTTATACGGGGAGTTAAGCCACTTGCTGTAAGTTTCAGCCTGTTCGCTAATCTTAGTCAACTCATACTTACCGCAGAACTTCATTAGCTGTACGCCGACCATCGGAGTCGTAGTAGTACGAACATCACTCTTAATGATGTTATCTACGGTTTCTTTGATATTGTCGGGCATAGCACGAAGATCAATCAGAGTGCGGTTGCGTTCATAATCATCCTTAACGCGGTGTTCAACGCCCTCATGATCGACCCACTTCTGCAAGAGAAAGTTATTCCACTTGAAGCCCTGCTTTACGCGATCTTCAAACGCATCACGAATGCCGATAGTGTTCTTAGAACCCTTCTCACGAGCGCCCGGATATGCACTGAACACGTTGTCAGTTGCGTCACCACGAATAATCTTCTTGAACAGCAAATACTCAGGGTCTTCAAGCAACTTAGGCTCGCCAGTCTTCTTGTCCTTGATGGGCTTACCGCGATCATTGAAGTAACCATCAATTGTGATAAGCTGGTTAGCAACACCGTTGTATTGCTTTACATTCTCGCTGATAAGCTGGACAAAGTCACTGTCACTAGAAATAATGAAGTGTTCATCGTTAGGATGCAAGTCAATGAAGCGGGCAATGATATCGTCTGCTTCTGCATTGGGAACACGCAATACGCTAGCGTTAGTCTTCTCACGCAAGTAAGTAGTGAAAACATCATACGTTTCCCAAAACATCTGATTTTCTTCTACTTCACGCTCGGTCATTGCGCTTTCGTCAAGCTTGCGATGAGCCTTGTAGCGGGGATAGAACTCCTTGCGCCAGCTACGACCCTCAAGACAGAACACAACATGGTCAATGCCATACTGGCGAACGATCATATTGACGGACGACATAGTAAGATGCATAGCCATGCCAATCTTCTCCCAAGTGTCAGTGTTACGACTAGCAACGTGACGGGCGCGGAAGAAAGTGTTAGCAGTGTCAATAAGAGCGTATTTCATGTAGAATCCTGTCTGTTAATATACGCATATTATACTTTTTTGCGCTTTTTGTCAAGCTTTATTTTATCAAGGAAATGATCTGGGTTTTGATCAATTGTGGAAAATGTTCCTGCATGTTCAATCATGTAGGGGAGAAACTGCGGCTTAACTTTCTTGATAGTATCATAGGGATAGTTTACAACAGCGTTGGCAATAAAATATTGAAGGTCTTCGATATCAATGTTGTATTTTGGATCTAACCACTCTAGTCTCTTGTCACTGAACAATGACATGCGAAACCTACGCCACTCTGTTTTGACAAAGTTTTCAAGGTCCTTAATTTGCTCTGTGCTACCATAATACAGATCAACAAAGGTTTGTGGCGAGGCGACTGCCCTAGAGTATTCCAAGAGACGATCAGCAGGTTCGGCTCTAGTAGTAATACCATATCCAAGCACAAGAGTTTGTGCTTGGACAATGATATACATCCACGAGTTATCAGAGGGTAGAGTTTGCAATTTTCTGCCTCATTGAAAGGGGGAGAGAATCGTAAATGTCATGCCGAGTAGTAGGAGTGGGAGCATATACATACGCAGTTGCATCACTCGTAATCGGATGAGTTCCGCCCAACCTCTTATAAATCTTAGACACGATTGCAAGAGCGCAGTTGTCGGCGGGAGCGCCGCCCTTACGACCTTGTAGTTCCATCCAAGTCTTGTAGGTAGCAGAAGTGACAGTACGCAACTGATTCATACTAACAAAGAACGTTTTGATGATTGCATGGATATCGTTCATGAACTGGTCATATTCCTTACCCTTAAGCGGGACACCTGCAAGATTAAGACCCCTATAGAGATTTCCATAAAAACCAAACGCAGCAGAATCCAATGCAGTTCCGTGCCAGTACTTATTATTGGTCTTCATGATAAATTCGAACTCACCCAATTCAGCTTCATCGTAACCGGCAATATCTTCTACACGAGAAGTAGTTCCTGCCATACCCTGTTGCGGATGCTTCTTGGGGAGAGGAACTGCATATTCGCGCTCACAAATCTTCTGCTTCTTAGCAGCAAGTGCATATTTGTCCTTAGGACCGGCATCATTATAAAGAGTGAAGCTACGGACGTAAACGCGGTGATAGTCGTAGGGTTCCCAAGGCTTGCTGCCTTCGCCGTTACGATATAGTGCTGCACGGGCAGCAAAGCTTTCTTCGTCGGTTTCAATAATCCAGCAAGGATAAGGGAAATCTTGCCAGTTAGATTCGTCATATCCTTCGAAAAGACCGCTTCGTACCATTGCGGTTACAGTAGTGGTTCCATGCATAGTGTCGAACAGCAGAAGGTCTCCACTATTCATTACATTAACAACGTATGCCGGGCTAGTGAGCCTAGGATCAAACTTAGACAGTACACTGGTGCAGTGCGCGGAGTCTAAAAGTCGCTGGACTTCTTCTGGAACAAGAATACTCTTTAGGGGCTTCATGACACCCTTTGGAATTGAGTTAGGATCAAACTTAATACCGTTTGCCTTATAGAAATTAACTGCCTTCATGAAATCTGTATCAGCTAGCAATTCATCAGACAGTTCAGCCAATGTTTTGTTTACCAAATCGGCCTTCTTCTTTGCTAGCGGATTTTCAATAGTACTTAGGTCAACCTTAAGGTTACTCTTAGTGAAGGAAATCTTAGTTTTGGTAGTCATGATATGTTCCAATGATATTAAACAGTATGTTTAATATACGACTATTTTACAGAAAAGTCAACCAAAAATATCCAATTAGCTAACTTCGGTGTAGCCGTTACCCAAATCACGCTGTTGAATAATACGAACATCGTCACGCTTTGCTGGATCGGCTTGTTCTTGCTCATATACCTCAAGCGCAATGTTTCGACATACAGTTTGGAACCAACGATCTACAATTTGTGCGTCGGTATCGTCTGCACGAATCTTATAACCCTGCTTAACGAGATTGACAACAAACTTGTCGTTCCAATCAAGTTCAAAACTGCCATTGTTGATATCAGCAGGATCAAGGTCAACGCTTAGGATAGCGATATAAGGTTCGCCTGCTGCCGTTGCCTTTTCCTTAGGACTTAGTTCTTTCTTCTTAGGTGCCTTCTTTACCTCTGGCACAGGTTCAGGAACCGGCTCTGGGGCTGGACTGAACCACTTTTTAATTGCGTCAAACATGTTTTTACCTCTGTATAGTATATATCTGCTTTTTACCGTCAGTCACTATAATCGTTCCGTCAATCCACTGCGGGGGAGGACGATTAGACCAACGCAGCAAGTCGGTCTTGCCGTAGTTGTAATAGTTGCGATAGTTGATAATTGGGTCCAAACTAATGATATACTGCTTGTCCATGCAAGACGGCATCTTGGTCATCATTTTACTTTGGGGAATGTTATTAGGAGTTTGCTTTAGTACTGACTCTAACTTATCAATAGTAAGGTGAGTACGACCATAACGATAGGTATACTCACGACCAAGAGCCAATAAATGAGAATAAAGCCAATTATAATTAGCAGCAGATTCACGCACCCAGATGGCTGACGGATGATTACGATGAGTAGAAGCGTAAATAATAGTATCTCTAGCATCAGGAAGTGTCCACTTCGTCGTCTTGCGGCCCTTATCATTCTTGCCAACAATCATTTCACCATCAAGAACACGATGGGCAGTTGATAGGAGCTGTGCTGTCTCAAGAATCATTTTGACAACATGGCGGTCAACCATATTGCGGGCAGCAACCTCAGGGTCGTAGTCTGTGTAAAATATATTCATGTTACCACTCTATCATAATTAAACAATGTTGTCAACCTTTAAAAGCTGATCCATAGTATATAGGTTTGCCATATAGCTGGAAACATCTTCTAACACACTAACAGCAGCGTCGCCTGGTCTACGAGGACCATACTTGATATCAAAGAAAGTGTCGTTGACTTCTTGAAACTTGTTTACAATCTCTCTAACAGTATAGCCTACGCCATGACCTAACGATTCTACTTTATTAGCAGGTTTCTCAATTGCTAGCTTCAACGCATGACAAATTTCGTTTACATGAACATAGTCCCGAATTGCCGTACCGTCATGGCTCTGCTCATAATCTTTACCATAGATAGTGAATTCATCTGTATCAACCGCTTTGATGAGATTATACATCAACCCGTCTGGATTTGTAGGCTTATAGCCATCAGTACCAATCACGTTATAGAATCTAAAGATTGTGTAGGGAATTGGCCTATGTGTAGTGCAATATTCACGAACAACATCTTCTGCCGCTCTCTTGCTGATACCATATGCGCTTTCGCATAGTTCAGCAGCACCAGTACTAGCAAAGATAAAGTTCTTTGTCTTTATCTTGTTGATCACGTTCATTGTACCGTTGATATTGGTAATATAATATTGAATGGGAATACGTTCACTCTCACCAACATTAACAAGTGCAGCAAGATGAATGACTGCATCGTATTCTTGATCAATAACAAACAACCGATTAATGTCAATCTGATGAAATTCTTTGACTGGATGTTGCGGCTCACGAATGTCTAACCCGTGAATCTCATACTCCCCTTCCAACATCTTGCATAGATGAGAGCCGATGTAGCCTGAGTTACCTGTAATTAAAATCTTCTTCATATTAAAATCCTTCAAACAGATTTGGTCCGACTGTTTCTTCTACTGGCTTAAAACACGGATCCTTAGACAACCAAGTGTCATTGTCAGTGTATACTACATGCAAGAACTTGTAGCGATTGCTCAACACGCTTTCAAAGTCTTCCCTTGCAAGATGATTGCGATTGAGGTCTTTGATGTAATCAGCATACTTAACGGTATCGTAAGTATTGATCTTAGCAGAATTATTGTTGCTACGCTTGACAACAAATTCGTCTAGAAACCTAATCCAACCTTCTGCCACTTGATCATCTAGGGACTTCACGTAGAGCAATGCCCCGGTTGCATAATGTGCATCGGGAGTAAGATTGTATTGCTGCTTGATAACTTCACCTGCATTGGCTAGTGAAGTCTTGTGATAGTATTTTGAATCAAAGTTATCAGACCAATCCTGCGTATCAAGGACAACGCAAGGCATATGTCCAAGACATTCTAAGAATGCAAACGGGTAGTTTTCACGTAAGCTTGGCATGAAGAAGACCTTGCAACTCTTGATAAAGTCTACCTTCTCTTGTCCAACAATGCCTGCCTTAATCACATAGTCAGTGATACCGTTTTCAGCAAATGCTTTCTCAAACTTCTTAGCACCATTTTTGTTGGTCATAACTCTTGCAGGAAGCTGACAATCCTTCATTGCACGAATATATGCATCTGGATTCTTACCTTCTTCCCAACGACCAATGAACAACACACCTTCACGCTCTCCGTTATTTTCTTCTAACAGACCGCGCTCACTCATAGGCATACGTAGCAGTTGACAGTTAGCAGCACCAAACTTAGTCAATTCATCAATGTTCTTTTGACTCTGCGTACCGATAATGATATCAGTGAATTCCATATGCTTGTTATAGAAGTTATGATAACTGTCAAGGAATACGTCCGTGAAGTTCTGCGCTTCGCGGAAGATCATGCTGTGTAAGTGAGTGTAGAACACTACTGGAATATACTTATTGACTGTCATTGCATATGCAGCGGTCATTGCTTCCTGCGTATTACAGACAATCATATCATATAGATTAGTTTCAAAACCCTTGAGAATAGCTTTTCGGAAGTTGATAATCTTTTCAAAGTTGATAGTGTCAGTAAACGCAAATGTTGCAGTGTGGTCAGTGTAACGCAATGGCTCATCTGGATAGATGATATTTGCACCTAGTTCTTTGATCAAATCATTAAACGCATTAGTAGGTGACTTGTCAAGAACAATATCAACTTTCCAGCCGATACGCTGACACATTTCAGTAAAGCCTTTGGCAAACTGACCAATCCCACCATGAGGGATAAAATGCTGATCACTGATTAGAAAAGCGATACGCTTGTGGTAAATCTTCACAGTTCTTTTTTCCTCTTTTCGGCGTCTTCAATCATCCACTGCCTAACTTGTAGGCGGTGTAGGTGATAATCATAGTCAGAATTACTGCCTTTTGCATAATTGCAATCTTCGCATAGAATTTGTAGATTCTCAGGAGAAGTTCGCAGGTCCCAATAATGCCTGAGAGGTCTAATATGATCTATTTGTAGCTTTTCGACAGCCCCGCAATAAGCACATTCATTTCTTATATGGGCAAAGACATAATCTCGGGCTTCACGCCATTCACTTGACTGATAAAATTTAGCTAAAGTTTTGTCAAAGTTTTTATCTACTCCGAAAACCGGAGATATTGCTTTTATTTCTCCTCCCTTATCCATAAACTGCTTAACTAAATCAGTAGTATTAAACTTTGGACGTTTGCGTTTTCGGTAATACATTACGTAGCCCAAGCATTCTTAAACAATGGAACCTGCAACCGGTCACTATAGCGAATACCGTTCTTCATAGCAAGATCAGCGACAGTGCGATTGTTAAGATGATAAACACTTTCAACACCACCTACTGGCATGAAGTAAACAGGACCATAGAAGCCTGCGTCACGATACTGCTCAACTGCTGCTAGTGCTTCCTTAGCATCATCTTCTGTTGCAATAACAAACTTGAGATAGACATGACCAGCAGCTTGATAGCCTGCGACAACCTCAGGCTTGATAGCATCTTCTGCCTTCTCGCCAGAACAACTCAACTTAGCACTCACACTAAATGTGATTTCACGATCACGGTAATCCGAACCATAGCCAGTCTTGCCACCGTCCCACCACCATTGTTCAAGATAATCCAAGAATTCAGGAGTAAGCGGTTGCGTACCATTAGTCTCAAAAGTAATCTCGGAGAGACCCTTCATCTTTTCATGACTTAGAAGTTCTGGGTAGGCTCGTTGCCATCCGAGGAGTGGTTCCCCTCCTGTGATAACGAGGTGTTCTTCACGCCATTCTTTAAACGGTAGTAGTTCCATAATGTCGCTGACAATAGTATCAATGTCCCTGCTGGGAGAAAGATGCTTGAAGCGAGGATCCCAGGATGCGTAGGAATCGCAGCCCGTAGTGACGAGCGGGAGGGTACCATATTCTGTATAGTCTTTTGGATTGACTTTTTCTCGCTCAACTGATAATTCCCCTTTTGGCATTCCGAAGCCACTGCATGTAAAATTGCATCCAAACGTTCTTAGAAACACGGAAGGGACGCCCATATAGCGTCCTTCACCTTGAATGCTGTAAAATAGTTCACTGATTTTGATTTTTGTCATTTTCTTTTTCTTCTATATCCCACCCATGATATTTAGGGTCGAAGCCATGCTTCTTTCTAAACTCGTACCTGTCATTCTCTAGCTTCCATATACCGTAAACAATAAAAGATAGCCCTGCACATACGATTATTAGGATTATAGCGTTAATTATATCCATTGTCAATCATCCTTTCCACCAATTTTCCCAGGGGAAGACAATCCAAACATCCTCTTCTGCCTTGTTGATGCTAGTTCCATAATAGTTGACTTGAAATGGACTTGCATCGTTGTCTACTAGTACTGCAAATCTAGTAGATTCGTTCCAAACATATTCCCAACGTTCATTGTTGACAGCACAGCTACTTTCCCAATCACGCTTGATCCAAGCTAGTGTTGCTCCCGTGTCATTGATATCATCAACTATGAGAATTCTTTTGGGAGAATCCATGTAGCCATACGCATCTTCTGCCATCCAGCAGTTAGTTTCGCATTCTTCGCCGTCACGTAGACTGACACTAAGAGTATGCATGGGGACATTAAGATAATGACTAAGCTTAAGAGCAGGGTTAAGACCGCCCCTAGTAAGACCCACAATATAATCGGGCTTCCATTTGTCATTAATCATTTGACGAATGATATCATGGAGCATGCCGTCAATCTGTTTATCAGTGTAATACACTTTCTCAGTCATTATCTCACTTCCTTAACCTAGTAGGTCTTCATTCCATTCACGGTGACCTTCACGGAAAGCCATGTTGCTCTGTGTTTCACGTACTTCTACACGATAGCACCAGAGACGGTCTGCTTCACCCGAACCCCAATGATCAGGAATATAGACACCGTTGATGAACTTATAGATCATATCGGCAAGTGCTTCACATCCAGTTGCAGGGATGATAGTCAACTTTGCCATACCGCGCTCTTGCAACAGCTTGAACACATCCATATCAGGATCGTCTTCTGCTACAAGCAACGTATGATCAAACTGATCCTCAAGAATTGCCTTGAGGTCCTTTAGACCGCCGTAGTCTGCACACCAGTTACGAGCATCTAGTGTGTCAGCACCAAAGAATACGCGGATACTAAAACTGTAACCATGAATCTGATTGCAGTGTGTATCTGCTCTCCATTGTCTATATGCACAAGGGAATGCATCATGCCATTCTTTTGTTGAAGTATATTTGTAAACTCTAGGTTCATTTGCCATTTTTTGTCTCCTTTAGAAGACACGCAGAATGTTTATAGTGGGATGAATGTCTAAGACCACTTAGTACGACCTTTCGTACCGTTTATTTATCCAATCCAGGGTATCATCATAATTAATAAAACCCTGTGCATTGTATATTTGTTCAAGATCAAGACCATGATCCTGATAGCCTTCTTCAAGCATATGCTGATATCCATAGCTAGGATGAGAATAATCTAATCTTTCTCCTACCATCTTATACATCATTGCTTGATAAGTCTTTCTACCAAATGTAACATCAAGATACACTTTTGTATAGAAATGTGGGTAACCTTCAAGAATATCTAATGCCGCTTCGCAGCTAGGAGTAATGTCCCACATAACAGTCTGTAGAACATCACCATAGCTTTCTTCAACGTCGGCTACGCCACGAAATACTAGGCGATAATCAGGAATATCAACACGACCAATGCTGATGGAACCAGGACAGCGTGATGCCATCTGATCAATGTTAGTATTCATTCCATACGCTAGATATAGCATTACTTAAATCTTCCAATCGTTAATACGCCGAACCGATACATTGTATATTCGCAGCCAACTCTATTTAGGGCCTGTTCAGCTAATTGTACCATTTTTACACTGTTACCACAAATGACGGTGAGTGGAAAACGGTTCTGATTAGTCAGAACAAAGTTCTCCACTAGGGCATCAACTTCGTGATGCCTAACACCGTGTAAATCTAACTCATTCATTATCCGTTTTCAAGCAGCCCAATACAATAAACACAATAGTTCCTACATATGGGATAATCACTGCTAGTGTCCACCAAGGATTAATTCCTGCATTCACACAGCGCCGGATAGAAGTTGCAACAGAAATCCAAATTGCAGCGATAAATGTTGCAATCATCAAGATAGCCCCAAATACAATACCAATGGTGCTACCACTGCCTGCTATAATAGCACCGAGCAAGATCAAAACAAATGCAGCGATGCCTGCAAGAATATTGACTCCCCAATATTCACTACGAGTAGCAGTACCGTTAAACTTAAAATATTTTTCCATATTAACTTTCCTTACTGAATAGGTCAGTTAGCATACGCTGTGCAGTAGGGTATGAAGTCATACTATCTACAATAGCATCTACTTCATCAAGACGAGTAATCATTTCTTCCGAAGTCTCAACCTTCTTGTTGAGGTTGTAATAATTAACTGGAACAGTGAATGAAAAGTTGATATTCCTCAAAATATCTTCATGCTTCCTATTAGGGTATTTAGGTTCCATCTTTGTTTCTTTCTGCTTCTGCGACCCGCTTGCGTAGATTACTGCTACTAAAGCTGTGGTCTCTACCATTGAATATGATTTCAATACCTCGGTCGTTGCATTCTTTGCGACCAGTGAAGTCTTTGTCTGCATACTCTACACCCAGTATACGACAATCTAGGGGTAATGTCAAGAGTAAATCGACCAAATCTTGTTCAGTTTGGTAAATAACTACTTCATCAACAAAGCGACAAGCACTAAGTTGAATCTGTCTCTCCACGATGCTTTGAACTGGCTTGTTCTTAGTATCAGGTCTATCAATAGTTGGGTCAGTCTGTAGACCTGCAATCAAATAGTCACAGTGATTTTTGGCTTCTGCAAGCATTGCGATATGGCCCGCATGAAGAAGGTCAAACGTACTAAATGTGATGCCAATACGCTTGCCTTCTTCTTTGAGGTCCTTAATCTTATTGAATATCATCTTCTAAACCTCTAGTTTTGACAAAGAATGATAAATAGTTGTATGGCAAACAATATATACAACCGAACATTCTCTTATTATATTATATATGAAACAACTTGCGTTGTTAATAATAAAACCTATATAGGTTGTCATGCTACAGACAACCTTGATGATGGGTATATGGGTTCCGGAAAGTTACTATTAGCCGCGTTTAAGAAATACGGCAGAGAAAACTTTAAGAAAACTATACTACACATTTACGATAATCCTCAGGATATGTTCTCTAAAGAAACAGAACTGGTCAATGAAGACTTTGTTTCTTCTAAATCTTCATATAACCTAGTACCGGGAGGCTCAGGAGGATTTAAGGTGCAAGACATAGATGAATGGAAAAGCAAACTTAAATCTTCTCGTAAGGGCAGAACCCCTGCAAAAGGATTAATACATTCCGAAGAAACAAAACAAAAGATTTCTTCTTCGTTAAAAGGAAGACCTACTTGGAATAAAGGCTTGCCCGGTACTTGGACAGGTAAAACACATTCCGAAGAAAGCAAGAAAAAAATATCCGCTAGCAAAAAAGGTCAATCTTCTGGAGAGAAAAATCCCATGTACGGTAAAAGTGCTGTTGCAGGAAGAAAATGGTACAACGACGGTCAGCAGACATACTATTTGTTCCCTTCCGATCCTGCAACAACCAATCTTACCTTAGGTCGCCTACCGAAGCCAATCGCAGAAACTCTGCCCTTGCGGACGGATCAGTCTTAAATCCTCCACCCAGTTTACTCGTGATTGTAGTGCTTCCGGTATCCTCAACGCCTCGGCTACGGACACAATAATGACGGGCGTGAATCATAACCGCAACATTTTCAGTTTCAAGGATGTAGCAAAGAGCATGGAATACTTGTTCAGTCAAACGCTCTTGAATCTGCGGACGCTTCGCAAAGTATTCAACGATACGATTAATCTTTGAAAGACCAAGAACCTTCTCATTGGGGACATATGCAACTGTAGCAAGACCATCAATGATTACAAAGTGATGTTCGCAGTTGGATTGAACGTTTACGTTGCGTTCAATGACCATTTCATCATAGCCCATCTTGTTCGCAACAGTTGTACACTTAGGGAATGCGTCATAGTCGAGGCCCCAAAAGATTTCGTTGACATACATCTTTGCAACACGCTTTGGCGTATCCATAAGACTGTCATCCTTAAGGTCAAGACCTAAGGCGCGCATAATTCCTTGAAAGTGCGCTTCAATAACTTCAATCTTTTCCTTACGGTCAAGATCATTTTCTACTGTTGGGGTTTCAACACCCATCTTGATAAGGTGTTCGTGAATCTTTTGACCCAATTCGGGATCGGTTTTAGTTTTGTTATAAGACATATTTGTTTCCTTCCTTACGCGGATATGTTAATGTTAGTTGTAACCGTTGTGTTACGTTATTATTTAGCACTTGAGAATACATTATTAAATTGATTATTTACCCGAACAAACGTTGTACACTTACTCAAGTGCTTAAGTTCACTTGCACCAACGTATGTGCAGGTGCTGCGAATACCGCCAAGAATATCTCGTACAGTGTGTTCAACGGGACCGCGATATGGTACCTTAACAGTACGACCTTCGCTACTACGATATTCAGCAACGCCACCATGATGCTTGTTCATTGCGGTATCACTACTCATACCGTAAAACTCTACGAACTTTTTAGTCTCGTAAATCAGATTAGTAGTAGTTGGATTTACCTTTCCAGTGAAGTGGTGTTCTTCAACTACTGTGCCGCCGCCTTCATCATGGCCTGCGAACATTCCTCCGAGCATAACGAAGTCAGCTCCAGCCCCGAAAGCCTTACTAACATCGCCAGGGCAAGTACAGCCGCCGTCACTAATGATATGTGCACCAAGACCGTGTGCAGCATCCGCGCATTCTGCGACCGCGGAAAGCTGCGGATAACCCACCCCAGTCTTAATACGAGTAGTGCAAACACTGCCGGGCCCAATACCCACTTTAATAATATCAGCTCCACGTAAAATTAACTCCTGTGTCATATCTGCGGTGACTACATTGCCCGCAATAATTGTGTGAGTTGGATACTTCTCACGAACCTTAGCTACAAAAGCACCGAAATATTCGCTATATCCATTTGCTACATCAATGCAGATAAAATGGATATAAGGATATTTGTTTAGCATCATCTGCAATCTCTGAAAGTCCTTATCACTAATACCTGTGCTGATAGCATATCTATGAGCATTCAACTCATAAGGAACTTCAATAACATCTTTAGTCAAGCACGTAAACAAGTCTTGCTCTTGTAATGCAAGTGCCATATTTAGGGTACCAACACCATCCATGTTAGCGGCCATGATAGGAACACCTTCCCATACACGACCACTATGCTTGAATGTAAAGGTACGATTTAGATTTACTTCTCTACGACTAGACAAAGTGCTGCGCTTAGGACGAAACAATACGTCACTAAAGTCTAGCTTGATGCCATCTTCAATCTTCATTAGTACTTTGCCTCACGAGTATGATTACGATAGTCACTGCTAATGCGAAGATACTTGCTGCCCTTGCCCTCAAGAATATCACAGATACGATCAATGGTTCCGTCAGTGTAATCGCTGATCTTGCCCATGTTAGGATGAGCCTTCTTAAGCAAGTTGTCTAGCTTATTGATAGCATCATCAATTGACCAAGGAACATACATACGTTCGTGATCGTTTGCAAAAGTTTCAGGGAATGAACGATAAGCAGGATACAAGACGTTGCATCCAAGTGCATCTGCTTCGCTCACTGTGTTTGATACCCAATCCTGCAATGCACAGTTGAAGACAACACGGCTATCGTTTACGATTTCGTAATACTTATTCTTGTCAAGATTGTCATAGATAACAAGCTTGCCATCTTCAACCATCTTGCGAGTACGAGCCATGTAGCTATTGTTATTAGAGCGAAGTTCTCCCCCACTGCAAACAACGAACTCAACATCCTTGCTGGGGAATCGTTCGCGCCAAGCTTCAATCAAGTCCATGTAGAAGTCAGGCTGCTTTTCTTGGTCCCAACGTGCAGAAAATACTACACGCAAACGACGATCATTGAAGGGCTTGATCTTCCCACCGACACGCTCAATAACTTCTTGCTTTCCAAATGCAAGACCTGAAATATTGTAGATGGGAACGTCCCAACCAGCAACCTTTATATGTGCAACCATTTCTTCATTAGTTGCAAGCACCCCGTCTACACTTGAACAAACCATTTGCTCATATGCTCTCATCCAACGATCCATACCCCAAACATGAACAAAATCATCAGGGTCAATAGTCTGTGCGAGACAACGAACAAAAATGCGAGGCATATTGTCTTCGTCACACTGGTCAATGATATAGGGCAGTGCTTCAAAGCCCGGCTGGAACATATCTTCAAAGTAGATAACGTCTTCGCTAGTAACTTCGCCTTGCTGCATCATCTTGACAAGATTCATCATCTGACTCATACCAAAGTATGAACGACCATGTGCATCAAGCACCTGACCAGTTACAATCTTCTGACTGTTATCAAGTGTTTCGCCGGGGACGTAAACAACATCATACCCTCTGCGCTCAAATACACGCTTATTCCATTCAGTAAGTTGCAATGTGTAACGAGCGTTGTACGCTTCAAGTCCCATGTAATATAATCTACGCATATTTTCTTCCTATTTTTAAATGGTATGAATGACTGGTCTTAAGACCAGTCATTCATAACTAGTTACCCCAACTATGAGATTGTCCCGGGACAATCCCACTAATAATTACAACAATCTTATCCACGAGCCTTTGTTGCTTCCTGTTCCTTGTACTTTGTGTAATCAATTTCCCATTGATTACGCGGCTTCTGTCCAGCTACAAATCGCTGGAACTGCTTGTAGATTCCACTACGAGTGTTGTACAAATCAGCTTCGTTAAAACGATAGCCGTACTCACGACAAAAATTGCGGTAACGATCCAAATCTTCAAAAATCTGATTTACATTAGTCTTAATAGCCATTTTTTAATCCTTAAATGGTTAGTGATTGATAGGGTTTAGTTGTGTTGTAATAGATAGTGGCACCGTTCTCATTGTCTTCGGAGACAGTGATTTCAATGTCACGGTCGGGGTAACGATGTGCGATCATCTGATATAGATCATCGCAAATCATTTCACATGACTTATAGTTGAGTTGCAATACGCCATTCGTAAAGCTGTTTTCTAACCAACGCTTGAATTGAATGAATTCAATTTCTCTGTCATTGTGAAACACTTGAATCGCCACTCTAAAATGAAAGATGTGACGATGTGGATATCCTAGAAAGCTCACATCATATTCGTCGCCAGTCGCTAAATTAGGATCTGTGTCAGCACCAGGGTACTTGTGAATACCTTCTTTCTGAAACGTCACCCAAATCATACGTTTGGCTTGTTCGCTAATTCTGTTGCGCTTTTCAATGTGTGCTTGTACTACGTTGTCCATGTTATTGTTATATCACCTGTGTTAAAATTATCAATTGTTTTGGTCAAGAACTTCTGCCATCATATCGTCACTGTCTTCCATTTCTTCATCAATTTCAGGATCAGCATCCTCAACTGCAAACAATTGGTCAAACATTGTGTGGGCATTGATAGTCTTCTTACCACTGAATCCTTGACCAGCTTTGAACTGCTGCCAAAACTTGTCATACTGATCAATCATAGCAAGGCTCTTTTCACGATCCTTGAGTGAGAAAATCTCATCAACGATTTCAGAAAAATTAAGATTGCCGAGTGGGTCCATAACCATCTTAGGCTTGATGCCTTGTTCGTAGCGACGATTTGCTTCTTGAACTGCAATCATATGCTGATAGACATTGTGTGCCTGAATCAATGTATACGAAAGTGTGTCCCATGAAGTCTTTGTTTCCTTACCATGCTGACCTAAGAAGCCTTGACCACGATAGCAGATATCTTTCATCAACAACTTGTCAGTCACGGGACTATCTGTAAAGACTTTATGAATCTTGTCAGCCAGCACACCGTCACTGAACTTGCGAGTATCAGTTGCGTACTTCTTGTTCTCAGCAGTCTTATCCATTGCATAAGTCCATTTAGTATCATGCTCAAATGTATTGTTGTTATAAGCAAGACCCTTTGCTGCTGCAAAGAATGGACTAGCACAGTCAAAAGTGATTTGTAACTTTGGATTATGGTGCTTGCGAATTGCTTTCTGAATGTCAGTAAACAACACTGCATATTCCATGATAGAAGTACCGAGACAATGAATCAAGTCCTGCTTACCTTCTTCAAGGAAACCATCGTGAATGATACCAACGAGACGCTTAAGCATCAAGTGAATGTCAATCTTGTTTTGACCACCGAAAGCCCAGCCGTTGAATGCTTTATCACCGTAGATGTTAGTATCGCAATACTTCTTCATTTCTTCATACCAGTCGTCCGACTGCTTATGATTACGACCCTGCAATACGTTTAGAAACTTGCAACGACCGTCGCGGTTGTTGATGAAGTATTCGTTATTGATATGAGTAGCAGTAATTGCTTCTTCAATTGTGCTGATACCGTGCGCTGATTTACCAGTCTTCTTATCCTTAATGTGATAGGTTGTAAGAGACTGTGACGGAATATCAAGACACATTCCATAGTCCATGTATTCGTCCATCCAAGTAAGAACTTGTTGACGCTTCTTCATTGCACGAGGACAGTTAGGATCCTTCCAATCTGCTGGCCACTGACATTTAAGAATCTGGAATCCACCTGAGTCTCCTAGAAGAAATGTTCCTTCTTCCCTCTTGCGGATGATAGATTCATTATTGTCATCCTTAGTAATATCTAGATTCGCGTGACCAGCAGAATACAAGCCCCACTTATATGTGAATAAGCCTTGCTTGCTATTGAAGAAATTCAAACATTCAACGTCACCGTTGAACGCCGCAGGGATTCTCGCCGGGTCAAAATACTGTTCACCTTCACGCTGCTTACCTAAGCCGCTAATGAAGAAAGACGAGATTGCGGGCAGAAACAATGCCCATTCGGGATTGTGACTGTTTGAAAGGTTAATTTGTTCCAACTTTATTATCTTTCGTTAATATTTCAATAACTTTGATTTGCTCATCAATCGTTTTTCTTTGATTGAGTAGGTCTGCAATTGCTGGGTTATCCTTAGCTTTTGCTTCAAGCGCCATTTCTTCATTGCGCTTACGAATAGCCCAGTCAAGTGCAGATTCAGCATCAGGCGTCAACCCTACACTAGCATGGCTAGTTCCAAGTTCAATCCACATATTACCGTCATATACTTCAAGTCGCTGCATACTAGTGTTATATCTAACATCACCGACATTCATGTATCCTGAACTAGAATTGATATATGTGTGAGCGGGAAATCCTCCGTTGACCATAATATATCTACCCTGTCCGTTAACGGTCTTGATCATTACTTAGCCTGTGCGGGAAGAAGATAACGATAATTAGCAATACCCGAATCAACCGTGATTTCAGCAGCGCCTGCATCAGCAAAGCGAACTACCTTATCACCCGGTAGATCCATGATAGCGAGAAATACCTTAACAGGCCAGTTCCACGCCTTATTAAGAGTGCCACCAACACCGGGCTGGAATACAAAGTTACCCGAGTGAGTTGAGTGATCACCAAAATAAATCTTAAGATCACCATTGTCAGTCTTAGTAACGAAGTTTAGTTCTTCACTGTTAGCACTAGCCTGCTTCTTAAGACGCATGATACCAGCAACAGTAGGCTCAAACTCAACGTCCCAGGTTGCACCCTTGAATGTGACTGTCTTGACCTTATCGTCTACGATAGCACGGCTCATAAGACGATAATCGTTTACGAAGTCGCCTACTTGAGTTTCAAAGTGAATGGTTGTCGGAACCTGAACTCCATTCTCATCCTTCTTATTGACAGTGATCTTTGCATTGTCGTCATAATCATCAAAGCTCAAGATAGTCTTAAGCTTAGAAAGGTTGGGCATACCAAAGACGCCCTGAAAACCATCAATTGGGGTCTTAAACGTACCAGTAACAATAACAGTCTTGTCTTCGGCATATGCGGAAATCTTAGTTTCAGTGTCAGTACCCTCAACCTTAACTAATTCAATAACGCCTAATCCATATGTATGCTGGATCAAATCAAGTAAATAATCTTTCATGTTTTTTCCTTTTAAGTATTTAGGTAATTCTATAGTGTATAATAGTGGAATTCTTTGCAAAAAGCAACAATCTTGTTATCCGAAATTGAACAAGTCACCTACGGTGCTATTGGTGTTAGTGTCTTGACGAATCTTCCAATTCAATACACCTAGCAAGTTGTCAATCTTTTCATCAACAAGCTTTCGTTCCATGTCAAGATCATCAAATGGAAGATCAATGAACCATTGCGGAAGTCTTAGTTCATCTGTCGGATAAGCAACGCTTGTGAATCCGAGAGGATTATCCTTCAAGCTGCAAACAATAACCTTCATGCCATCAACGATCTTTTGACTATATTGATCATTGTTCATCTTGCGAAGATAGTTATAGTTCAACGCTGCCCTAACGTGACCGGGCATGTTTGCTTTACCAGTCTTGCTTCGTGATTCAAGTTCCCCATAATATGTGAGTTTATTAACCGACTTTGGAGAACCCTTAGACCAAGAATCCTGCTCACTGAGCCAACGCT